AAAAGGAGGAGTGGCGCGAGCATCAACAAAAGCAGGCTTAAGGGTGGACAGCCCAGGACTGGATACGGTGGCCATTTTCGCGCGGTGCAGGGGTTTCGCTACTACGGGGAGGCGGCGGCATGAGGGTATTTCTATCCGGCCAACGGTTTTTCGGTCAAGAGGTCCTGCGCCTGCTTTTGGCCTTGGGGCAAGAGGTGGTGGGGGTTTCGGCCCCGGCCGAGGATTTAAAAGGCCGCCCGGACCGGCTGTGGCAACTGGCCGCCCGCCAGGGCCTGCCGCTCATACAGGCTGGGCAGCTAAGCGCGGCCACCCTGCCCGCCGGCGTGGATCTGATAATCGCCGCGCACAGCCATGACTTCATAGGGCAGAAAACCCGGCTAAAAACCAAGCTGGGGGGCATAGGCTATCACCCCTCGCTTTTGCCGCTCCATCGCGGCCGGGACGCGGTCTACTGGGCCCTGCGCCTGGGCGAACGAATCACCGGCGGCACGGTTTACTGGCTTAACGACACGGTGGACGGCGGGCCCATCGCGGCCCAGGACTGGTGCTTTGTGCGGCCGGATGATTCGCCGTCCGAGCTTTGGCAGCGGGACCTACAGCCGATGGGCCTGCGCCTCATCGCCCAGGTGGTAACGGACCTTAACAACGGGATCATAGTTTCCATTCCCCAGGACGAACAACTGGCGAGCTGGGAGCCTTCGGTGGATAGGCCGCCCTTGTATCGGCCGGACCTTTGTCAGATCGGCCCGCCGCCGGAAGGATTTCAGGTTATCCGCCGGCGGCCGCACGAGCCGGTCAATCCCTGGGTGGAGGCCTACAGTTAGATGATCAGCAACCCCCCGCCGGGCCTGATGACCCAGGCTCAATATGCCGAGCACCGCAAGAAAGAGAAGCTGGACGGGGTAACCCGCCAGGCGGTGAACAAAAAGGTCAAGACGGGGCAGATCCCGACGCATATCGTTGAGGGGGTGGCCTATATAGACCCGCAAGAGGCGGACGCGGCCTGGGAGGCCAACAACTCCCGGCCTACGCCGGCGCGCCCCGGCGCCGAGCAAGGCCGGGAAGTCCGCAACGACGGCCAGGCTCGGGAGTTGACTACTTGGCACAAGGTCCGTATCCAAAGCGAAGGGTATAGCGCCCTAAAAAAGAAAATTGAATTGGAGCGCTTGGAAGGCACGGTGCTTCCGAAAAAGATAGTGGAGAATGAGCTTTCCCGCGCCATGCGCATTGTGCGCGACCAACTCAGGGGCATGCCGTCAAAACTATCGCTGCCCCTGGCCCACGCGCAAACCCCGCAACAGGTTACGGCTATATTAAACGCCGAGCTCAAGGAAATTATGGTCGAGCTGGCCCGGAAGTTTATAGAGGCACTAGATGCTGGGAGAAATACTAGCCCGGGCGATCAGCCCACCGCCTGACATAACCGTAAGCGAATGGGCGGATAAAAACCGAATTTTAAGCGGCAAGGCCGCGTCCGAGCCGGGCCGGTGGAAGACCTCGCGCGCCCCCTACACCAAGGAGGTGATGGATACTTTTTCAGACCCCGCGGTGGAAGTCACCGCCTGCATGTGGGCCAGCCAGTTGGCCAAGACCGAGGTCATTTTAAACGCGGTGGGCTATTTCATCGACTGCGACCCCTGCCCCATCGCGGTCAGCCAGCCCAACACCAAGGCCCTGCGCGACTTTTCCCGGGTGCGCCTAACCCCCATGCTGCAGGACACGGAGGTTTTGCGCGGCAAGGTGGCCAGCCCCAAGAGCCGGGACACCACCAACACGGTTAGCTCCAAGGAATTCGAGGGAGGCCAGCTTTACATACTCACGGCGGAAAGCCCGGCGGACCTGAGCTCGCGGCCGGTGCGCATCGCCATATCCGATGAGGTAGACCGCTACGAGAACACCAAGGAGGGCGACCCGCTTTCGCTTTTGGAGCGGCGCACGGTCAACTTCTGGAACCGCAAGCTGGGTTATTTCAGTTCCCCGCGTGACAAAGGTACCAGCCGGATCGAGGCGCTTTACGATAAGAGCGACCGCCGGAAATGGTGGGTGCCCTGCCCGCACTGCGGAAAACACCAGATCCTTTCTTGGAAACAGGTAGTCTGGGACAAGGGCCGGGATGAAGGCGGCAGGGAGATACACCAGCCCGAGACAGCGGCCTATGCCTGCGAGCATTGCGGCGCGCTTTGGTCCGAGGCCGAGCGCCACGCGGCCGTGGCCAAGGGCGAATGGCGGGCGGAACGGCCCTTTAACGGCATCGCCGGCTTTTGGCTGAATGCCTTAAATAGCCCCTGGCAGAGCCTGCCTCAGTTGGTGGCCAATTTCCTGGAGGCTAAGAAGCTTCCGGGTACCTTGCGGACCTTTGTCAACACCGTCCTGGCCGAGACCTGGGAGGAACAGGGCGTAAGCGTGGACGACAACGCCCTGGCCGCCCGGGCGGAGGCTTTGGGGGAGAAGGCGCCGGCGCAGATCGCGCTCATCACCGCGGCCTGCGACGTGCAGGACGACCGGCTGGAGGTGGAGGTGGTAGGCTGGGGCCGGGATTACGAGTCCTGGTCTTTGGTGCACAAGGTTCTGCCCGGCGACCCGTCCGGGCCCGAGCTGTGGGATTTCCTGGCCTTGGCCTTCGGCGAAGTTTATGAGACGGAGGACGGCCGGGCGCTGCCCATCCGGGCGGCGGCGGTGGACATGGGCGGGCACCACCCCCAGCAGGTGCTTAATTTCTGCCGTCCCCGCTGGTTCCGGCGAATATGGGCCATCAGGGGCGATTCCAAGGGCCTGGGCTTGCCGGTCTGGCCGGCGAAAGTTTCCCGCAGCAAGCTAAGCAAAAGCCCCCTTTTTACCATCAACGTTGACGCGGCCAAAAAGGCCGTTACCGATTGGCTGGAGCTGACCACGCCCGGCCCTGGTTATAGCCACTTCCCCAAGGGGAGGGACAAGGCATATTACGAGCAATTCTCGGCCGAGCGGCTGGTGACCAGGCTCAAGAACGGCTTTCCCAAAAAGATATGGGAGCTGCGCAGCGGCCGGCGCAACGAGGCCCTGGACCTTAGGGCCTATAACTACGCGGCCCTGTGCGGCCTGGAGGCCATGGGCCTTAACCTCAACCGGGAGTGCGACCGCATAAGCAAGGCGCCGCCCAGGCCGGCTATACCCCGACAAGCAACGCCGCCTCCGGGCGGCGTTTCCATTCCCGGGCCGGCCTTGGCCCCCCGGGTGGGGTATGTGGCCGCCCAGGATCCATATCTGTAGGCGGGCGTAGAAAATGCCGCACGACGAGGGGGAATCCGTAAAAAAGGCGCTAGCGGCGCTTGACGCCATGGCCGAAGCATGGGCGGAGGAAGTCGATTTAGACCGCCTGGCGGCGGCGTGCTCGAACCGTGATAAGGCAAAAGCCCTCCTAAAACAGGCCTATATCGAGGGCCTATATAACGGGCACACGTCAACGCTTGATGAAATATGCCGGAGCGGAATTTATTTCCGCTCAAATTCGTGAGGCAATCATGGCAGATCTGGCGACATTACAAGCCCGGCTGGCCGAGGCCGAGGCGGCCCGGCACAAGCTTTTGCTGGGGGATAAAGAGGTCTCCGTGGCCTACGGCGCCGGGAACATGCAGGTGAGTTACAACCGGGCCGAGGCCGCGAGCCTTAACGCCTACATCGCCCAGCTAAAGGCCCAGATTGCGGCCCTGGGCGGCGTCGGCGGAGTGCGCCGTCGGCCCATCCTGGTGGAGTTCTGATGCTTAGCCCGCAAGCCCAAAAGCCAGTTTTATATGACGCCCACGGCCGGCCCTTTCAGGCCCAGGCCAGCGCCTATCACGCGGCCTCCCTGCGGGACCGTGCGCTCGCCTCCTGGAACCCGCCGGCCGGCTCCCCGGACGCGGATATCCTACCCGAGCTGGGCACCCTGCGCACGCGCAGCCGGGATTTGGTGCGCAACCACGGGGTGGCCGGCGGGGCCGTGCAAACCATGCTGGACTCGGTGGTGGGCGGCGGGCTGCGCCTTTCGGCCAAGCCGGACTACCGGGCCCTGGGCCGGGATATCAACTGGGCGCGGGATTGGAGCCGGGGGGTGGAGGCCAAGTTCCGGGAGTGGGCGGAGTCCATAAACTGCGACGCCGCCCGCATGCTGACCTTCGCCGGGCTCACCTCCCTGGCTTTTCGGGCGCTCATGGTGGACGGCGAGGCCTTGGCCCTACCCCTTTGGCTGCCGGGCCGGGAGGGCGCGCGCTACGCCACCTGCCTGCAAATTATCGAGGCGGACCGGCTCAGCAATCCGCAGGACCGGCCCGACTCGGACACCCTGCGCGGCGGGGTGGAAATCGACGAATACGGCGCGCCGGTGGCCTACTGGGTGCGCAAATATCACCCCGGCGACGACTATCTGGGCGGGGTGGTGGGCCTTTGGTCCACCGTCCAGGGCCTGCCCACCATGCCCGGCGGCGCCTATCTGGGCATGGAAAACGGCCTGGTCACCTATGAATGGGAGCGCATACCCGCCCGGACGGAATGGGGCCGGCGGCGGGTGATTCATGTTTTCGATAAGCAGCGGGCTGGCCAAAACCGGGGCGTGCCGCACCTGGCCTCGGTCATGCGCCAATTCAAGATGCTGGAGCATTACCAAAAAACCGAGTTAACGGCGGCCATAGTCAACGCCATGATCGCCCTTTTCATCGAAACGCCCCTGGATCCCACCAGCCTGGAACAACTTTTTACAATTGAGGCCGGGGCTTCGGGCGACCTGCAGTCGGTGTTTAACCAGCGGCTCAACGCGGCCCGCGCGCCCCTGCGCGCCGGCGGCATATACCCCTTGTTGCCCGGCGAAAAAGTTACCTCCCACAGTCCCAACCGGCCCTCGGGGGCCTATGCGCCTTTTGTCAACTCGCTATTCGACGGCATAGCGGTGGGCTTGGGCATGTCGCCGGAGATGTTCACAAAAAACTTTAGGGAGAGCAATTACTCCAGCGCCCGCATGGCTCTTTTGGAGACCTGGCGTTTTTTCCTGGGCCGGCGGCAATTTTTGGCCACCTATTGGTGCGACCCGGTCAAGGACCTCTGGCTGGAGGAGGCGGTCAACTTGGGCGAGCTGGAGGCCCCGGACTTTTACCAAAATCGCTACGCCTACAGCCGCGCGCAATGGATCGGCCCGGGCAAGGGCTGGGTGGATCCGGTCAAGGAGCCCCAGGGCGCCCGCCTGCGCCTGGAGGGCCTGCTTTCCACCCTGGAGACGGAATGCGCCGAGCAAGGCCGGGATTACGAGGAGGTCCTGGACCAAATCGCCTTTGAACGGGAGATGATGGCCGAGCGCGGACTCGCCGGCCCGGCGGCTGATTCGCAATCCTGGCTTACGGGCAACGAGGCCAAAGCCAAGGATAAAGAGGAGACCACATGAAATACGCGCACGTGGCAAGCCTGGTTTTCAACACGCCCCTATTGATCGCCCCCCAAAGGCTGGAGGCGATCATGAATTACCTGACGCCCCGCTTTGAGGGCCGGGTCTTTGAGCCGGCCGCCCAGGTGGAGTTTAGGGAAAAGCGGCGGGATCAGCCCTACCGGGTGACTACCGGCGGGGTGGCGGTCATACCCATCCTAGGCACCCTGGTACACCGGGCGAGCTGGATGGACGCCTGGTCCAGCGACCTCACAAGTTACCTGGACCTGACCGGCTATCTGAACAAGGCGCTGGATGACCCGGAG